TGTTGCCGCCCCCATTCCAGTACTCAAGTTAAACACTAACCCGCTAAAAGGCTGCCCGCTTGTCCCAGCTACTACGATACCGAAATACATAATGTCATTGACCGCAGGAGCGGCGGGGAATAGAGACCAAGATAAAGAGGTGCTGATATAGTTAGAGCTAAATGTTCCCGCACTGTCATCATAGGCGAAAATATGGCTAATGTTATCCCGAATGAAAGCGTTGCGGATTTTGTTTGTTGGTTCAGTTGTGGCACTTTGTCCCGTTGTTTCGCTAGTCCGGTAAACCACCGTTAATGTTGGTTCGGTGTAGGTTACATTGTCCCAAGAAGCGAATTGGCGATAATACTGAGACGCCGGCCCTGTAGGAGGAACAAGACCTTGCGCTCCACCATCTTCCTCTGATGGCGAGGAAACTTTGAAAAACAAGGCTATGTCATCACCGCTAACCCATCCGGTATTATCAATAATTTCATCTAGGATAGATTTTAGATTTGGCGTTGTGGCAGTTGCACCAATTACTTTTGGCGGAACAACCCAAGTGACGGCAGTCGCGTAATTCAGTGGGGGTGGAACCCTGTAGGACTAAATAATCCTTTGGGTTTATTTGGTCTTCCAAATACGCTATTAGGTAAAGGTCAAGTAGGGACCGTAACAGTCGAGACGGAGAATTAAAATGGCTAAAGGTGGCAAGACAAATACGCAGATGCTAAAAATGGGTCGTAATCTGGCGAAGATTGCGAACCAGAAGAGCGGTAGCAAGCCTAAGAAAGACATGGGAAAGGTCAATAAAAATGGCTAAGGACAACACAGGCTGGCCGTTTCTTGGTGCGGGTGAAAACCCGCTTCCTTCGCGTGCGAAGCAACCAATGAACTATACGGTTGACATGGGTAACAACGGGTATCCAAACAACGTCCCTAACACCCAGACCGTGAAAACTCGCGGAACCGGTGCGGCGACCAAGGGCACGCATAGCAGCAAGAAACTGGCATAATGAACTACGATCAACTCGTCGAAGCAATTAAGGGTTACACCGAAAACGACTTCCCGGACACGGTGGGGACGGGTGGACTTACTTCGACTGAGCAGATCAACATTTTCATTGTTAACGCCGAAGAGCGCGTCTTCAACTCAGTCCAGCTTCTGGACCTGCGGAAGAACGTGACGGGTAACGTCACGGCGGGGAATAAGTATCTTTCGGTGCCTTCCGATTGGCTTGCCAACTTTTCGCTCGCTGCTATTGACCCGATCACAGGTGACTATGAGTTCCTCCTCAACAAGGATGTGAGCTATATTCGTTCTGCGTATCCGTCGCCCACCGATCTCGGTAAGCCGCTCTATTACGCCTTTTTTGACGTGGACTCGTACATCCTCGGGCCAACGCCTGACGCGAACTACGAGATGGAACTCCACTACTTCTACTACCCGCAATCCATTACGGAAGCTGGGACGTCGTGGTTGGGTGATAACTTTGAGAGCGTTCTACTTTACGGCTCGCTATTAGAAGCGTATACGTTCATGAAAGGTGAGGCCGACGTTATTGCTGAGTACCAAAAGCGCTACGATCAGGCGCTAGGGATGCTGAAGCAACTGGGCGAAGGTAAGAACCGTCAGGATATGTATCGGACCCCACAAGTCCGGTACCCAGTAAGGTAAGATTATGGAATCTGTAGGCACAATGTTGGGCGGCGACGTGATGGTGGTAACCACCGAAGGACGTGGTTTCACGCCGGAAGAGATCGCTGAGCGCGCTCTCGATAAGATTATCTATGTTGGAGGCAACGCGCATCCGGCTATCAGGGACCAAGCGGAGGCGTTCAAGGACTCCATTCGTCAGGTACTCATTCATTATATGAACGAGGCCGTCCGGTCCCATAACGTAACTCTGGTAAATAAGTTCCATCGGGCCGGACACCCAGAGTTTATTCCCATTTTGGACAGTTAAGGAGACCTACATTGGCTATTACACAGGCAATGTGCACCAGTTTTAAAGCTCAGCTTATGCTCGGTGTACACGATTTCCGTCCGTCGGCTGATACCGGCGCGGACGTTTTTAAACTTGCGTTGTATTCGTCTACTGCTTCGCTTGATGCGAACACTACGACGTACACCTCGTCGAACGAAGTTTCGTCTTCGGGCACGAACTACACGGCTGGCGGCGGTTCGCTGACCAACCTTGGCGTGACAGCAGTCAACACGAACTCGGAAACGGGCGTTGGCTTCTGCGACTTTGGTGACCTTACCTTTACTAACGCGACCATCACGGCTCGCGGCGCTTTGATCTATAACACCACACCTTCGGCTAACTCGAACGCCAACACGGCTTTGACGAACGCTTCGGTTGCGGTGCTGGACTTTGGCTCGGATAAGACGGCGACGAACGGTGACTTCACAATCATCTTCCCGACGGCTACCAATACCACGGCAATTATCCGGATCGCTTAATGATCGAAGAACTTATCAGCCGAGTGTTTTATGCCCGCAACGTGGCGCATTTCGAACATTGGACAGCCAATGGGGTCGGTGCGTTTGCGCGGCATGAATCGCTCGGCAAGTTCTACGAAGAGGTGATTGACGCTATCGACAACCTTGTCGAGGCGTATCAGGGTGCATTTGAGTTGGTAGGTGCCGTAAAGGCTCCGAAAACCAAGGCAGATGACATCCTGCTTATTTTGATCGAAGATGCTGAGTGGATCGAGAAAAACCACGAAGCCATTTGCAAGGGCAACCGTGCTGTGGCTAACCTCGTTGACGGGGTTACGGAAGTTTATCTCACGACGATCTACAAGCTCCGTAACCTGATGTGAGGTAGGTAGATGGCTCTCGTTCTCGCGGATCGCGTAAAAGATACGACCACTACAACTGGTACAGGGTCAGTCACGCTTAGTGGCTCGCCCCCTACCGGCTTTCAGTCGTTTGGCGCGGCTATCGGTAACGGCAACACAACCTACTACACCATCTCGGGTGGCAGTGAGTGGGAAGTCGGCGTCGGTACCTACAACAGTGCAGGTCCGGTTCTTAACCGCGACACGGTGCTTTCTTCCAGCAATGGTGGCAGTCTCGTCAATTTCTCGGCAGGGTCCAAGGACGTCTTCGTCACTTATCCGGCTGAAAAGTCAGTCAACGAGGATGTGGCTGGTAACGTCAACATCAGCATCACTGGGAACGCCGCTACTGCTAACGTAGCTACAAACCTGTATGATGGCGCTGCGGGTTCTATTCCTTACCAGACTGCTGCTAATACCACAGCGTTTGTTGCTACGGCTTCCGGTGTTCTGGTTGGCGGCACAACGCCTTCTTTCTCGACGACTCCGACGCTGACGGGCACCAACTTCACAGGCATCCCGAACGCTGCGCTGAACAACAACGCGGTCACTGTCGGCACAACGGCTATCTCCCTTGGCGCTACGTCGCTCACGCTTGCTGGTCTGACCTCGATTACGCTGACCCAAGACCCTGTCTCTAACCTTCAGGTGGCGACCAAGCAGTATGTGGACACTCAGACGTCCGCTGGTATTCACTACCACCAGCCGGTGCGGGTCGAGTCACCGACCAATCTGAACGCGACGTACAACAACGGAACTGCCGGGGTTGGCGCTACTCTGACCAATGCTGGCACTCAGGCCGCGCTAGTTCTTGACGGTATAACGCTCAACGTCGCTGACCGCGTCCTGATCTACCAGCAGACCACGCAGACGCAGAACGGCATCTATGTCGTGACGAGCGTAGGTTCTGGCTCGACTAACTGGGTACTGACGCGTTCCAGCGATGCAAACACTTACGTCAATGCTAGCCCTAATGGCCTGAGCGAAGGCTCGACCGTGTTTGTCCAAGAGGGCACGACCGGCGCAGGCGAGACCTATACCTGCACCACGCAGGGTACGATTACGTTTGGTACGACGGCAATCGTCTTTGCCCAGATTTCATCGGCTCAGATTTACTCGGCAGGCACTGGCCTCACCCTAACAGGCACGCAGTTCAGCCTCACTTCGCCTGTAGCTACAACGCTAGGTGGTACGGGCCTCACGACATTTGGCTCTGCTAACCGTGCGATTTACTCGTCGGGCACGACAACGCTGACTGCTGGCACGCTCCCGCATGAAGCTGGTGGTACGGGCTTTACCTCCTACACTGACGGCCAGTTGCTGATTGGTAAGTCTTCGGACGGCTCGCTTGCTAAGGGCACATTGACGGGCGGTACATCCATCTCGATCTCGAATGGCTCGGGTTCAATCACTGTTACCAACACGGCACCTGAC